CCGATAATTGTTTTGTGAAAGAAATGAGGTCTTTAAACTGGAACGGAGACATAACGGCAAGTTTCTGTATTCTTGCGTATATCTCTTCGGCTTTTTCAGCATCTTTTATGATTGCCGTTAAAGCCACTTTTTGGAGTTCAAATTCTCCCGTTATCTCATATAATGATTTTAATAACCTACTTGCTCCGTATATGGAAGCGTAGGAAAGAGCCATAGCCTTTAGGTCATTTAAAACTCTTGATTGCTTTGATAGTGCAGATAATGATTCAGTTTGAGATAAAACTGTTTTTCTTGATGTGTTATTTATGTGCTCTTCAAGAGCCAATATGCGTTTTTTACTCGCTTCCACTTCTGTATCAGCAATCCCAATCTTTCTCTCTATGTCAAGCCGCTCTTTACTTTTATTTACAACCATAGTGGCAGCCAATACGTCGGTATTCCCAAGGGTTATATATTTCCCCTCTTTGGACGCCTTGCGCTCAAGCCTTGTCATTTCATCGCTAATGCGCTTCCATACCTTATACTGCTCACTTGTAGCCATAGTGGCCATGTTGATGCTTTCAACATATGCCCCCTGCTGTATGCTAACGGTCTTTCGTACTTGCGCCTCTATTTTTTGCTGCATATTAAGCAGCTTTTTGTAAGAAGCGTCTATACCGCTTGACACGTCAAGTTTAGTACCTGCTTTCGAGAGGTCATTTAAGTCTCTCGTAACTTTCTCGCGAAATTTCTTATATTCCGCCTCAAAAACGGTTCGGTCAAGACCTATACCAAAGCTGAGATTCCCTAAATCACCCATTGTCTTTGTTTTTTAAGAGCCTTTGAGATTCCTCCCATACTCGTAATGTTTCTGCCACGTTTTCTGCCGTTACAGCACCCTTGCCCTTTTTGTCAGTTGTTTTCGTGTCGTAGTCGGTTATCATGGTATCTACGTTAAGCAATTCAATATACGCCTTTGAATATCCCCAGTCAAACCCCCACTTATTCACACTTATAAGACCAAAGAAAAATACTCTTGGGAGAAACAGATAAGGGAACTCTTTGGATATTACGCCTTCTTCTCCAACCGAGGTGCTTGGAGAATAAGTTCTGCTTCCTGACGATTCGTTCTTTTTAAGCAGTCGTCTAATTGTTTCAGTAACGCCATACTCTTGTAATATTGCATAAGAGGAACTTTTTTTTTACCCATCTCAAAAATGGGCAATAACTGGTTATGGTCATACTCACGTACATAGAAATACCAACGCCATAATATCGGAAAGCAAAATTTAATCTTCCAATAACTGTTTAACACTATGGCAGCAGCAGCTCTATGTAATACAGTTTGTTCATACCTCTCACTTTTATTTGGAGAGTTTATTATAGAGGACACCTTACGTTCAGTTCCGCCTTTTATCCACCCTATGGCAACCTTCCTTTTTGTTTCGGGTATTCGCACAAACTCCTTACCACCCAAACAAAGGTCGTTTAACTCCTGCCGTATTTCATTACTTGGATTATCCATATAGATTTATCATATTGGTGTGGGCGTGGGTAATAACCCACGCCCTATTCCAATATTTTTAATTAGTACTAAGAAGTGGCACTGTATTCATACAGTACAACATCTCCATCGGTATCACCACTTGTAATACCCGAAACGTCGAATTCCACATTATAGCCGAGAGGCTTTGTGGATGGTGCGTCAAACTGTGCGGAAGCATATCCCTTAAGATTTTTTACCACAAGAGCATACTGACGGTCTTGTGATATAATCATAGCCATTCCGGCAAGTTCCTTTTCGTTCAAAGCCAACCCACTTCCCACAGGTTTCCAATAAGCGCTTCCGTCGTGCATGGTAGCTGGCGTACCTATTGCCGGATTACCCAATGCGGTTTGAACATCGGAGTTAAGGGAAGGAACGAAGAAGGTTAATGTAGTGGCTGACGGATCGCCAGTGGTGGTGGCGTAAGCCTTTGAGCTGCCATGAATATAGGCGGAGTTCCTTGTGGGAGCCCCCTGTGTAAAGTTTATGGAATCACGCAAAATAGGGAATTCAAAGTCCCATGTTTGCTCGGCTGTAAGTTTTGCACTCGTTGCCTTATAACGCAGAGTTGCCACACCCATAAACGCCTGTGTGAGTTCTGCTACTGTTTTCATTGCCATAAGTAAAAATTTTATTAAGTAATTATTAAATCACATTGTATGTGCCATACGTGAAATCCATTTTTCACTCCACCGGGTAATACCTGCGGATTGGATACCGAGTAGTTCCCCTTAACATACGGTATCTTGTCATATACCGCTCTTTGCATGGTTGATAAAACCCCCACGTTTTCACCAATGAAATTTGGCGAAGTGAAGTTTTTATCTCTCGCCCAAAGCGATATTCTCGCAGTAGTTCTTCCATATCCACCCGTTGAGTAAATACGAGATGGAAGTGATACTACAACATACTTTCCAATACTTGCATCTATTGTAGATGGCGGTTCTGACGTTACCGTCATGTCGCCTATCCCCGTAAATCTTTCGGCAAGAAATCTTAAAATGTCTTTTGCATCGTAACTTCCAATATCCATATCACTTTATCGGTTTTAGCCCCTCTAAAAACTTTGACCTGCCCCACGTTTTTACACCATTAAAAGTATCAGTAAGCACGTTAAATCCCCATTCGTTTTCAAGAAATGTAGAATATTCAGTACCAGTACACATAACAAGCCCATCACGGAACGGTGGCTCGTATTGCGTTAAAAACGTTATAGACGTTTCGTCACCCCAGCCCATATCTGTTTGTACGGAATATGGCCCAGCAGGGTCTCTAAAATTCCCGTCATAATCCTCAAACTCACGAACAATCTCCCCCTTCTGAAATTTTACTCTAATGGGCGGTTTAATACCTGTATCGAATATGATATCCTGCAACATCCCATTCCTATATATGCCAAAAGCATAAGAGGTAAGCGTGTTCCCCGTAAGATTACGATACTCCTGTTGCATCTGTGCATCCAATATAAGCCATCTTCCAAACTTTATAAGCGCATCATAAAGACGCTCCCATAAAAGCCTTTCAATCTTAATCTTTGCGGCATCGAATACATCAGCGTTACTAATCATTTCCCCGTGTTATTTAAATGTAGGTGCGTACCAAAGTTTGTTGTAATAGGCCGTGAATTAATTTTTCCACGTATGACATCCCCATTAGATGGGATTGTCGCTTCTATATCATCGTTGATACTGAAAACAACTTCATTTGTTGGTATTGATACTATAAAGTCCGACATGAGAACCCCCGCAGAAGAATAGGAACGTGTGTTTTTAAAACATCTACCCTCGCCGGAATAAATCGTAGTTGGCGTGGTAGAAGTATCATCAAACTGACCGCCTCCCGCTTCCCTCGTTACCTTTATTGTGTGTGGGTATCTTGGATTTTCCATGTTATAACCTTACTATCCGTATTGACGAATAAGCCACACCAGCTTCCCCATATTTGCGGTATATCTCATTCGCAATCCGTATCCACCTGTTTTTATCTTGTTCCGATATTTGCATACCCCCTTCCCTGTGTCTCCAATCTCCATCCGCATCATCAACAACACCGGAAGCAGAGGGCATAGTGGCGCAATAAGAATAAACATCGGCCCGAAGAAGTTCTTTTTGTTCAACTGTTAAATTAACCGTCTGTTCTACTTCCAATATACCCCTGTTCTCAAGTATAACAGAAATGGTACTATCGGGGATATCCACCCCGATAATACCTTTCATATATTGGACTACCGTAGACATACTAAGCAGCAGCTTTACTAATATCCAGGTAAAGCATTTTGTTTACCGCATAGGGGACAGGCACACAAAGCGAAGTGGCAGAAAATTTCTTTCCATTAGCCTTGAAGAAGTTGTCCTCCTGTATTGCTATGGTTCCACCGTCAGCGTAGTAAACGGGAGATATTGCCGAGGCAAAGATATTGGATACCCTTGACCACTGGAAAGAACCCACATTGCCGGAAGGTCTCAAAACAACGGTGTTGGCATCAAAAGCAGCAATCTCCTTGCGCTTCAACTCTTTGTTGCCATCTATATACTCATAGAACCCGTAGTATTCATCTACCTCAATGGGCGGTACACGGATACCTGCAAGGTAAGAGGCCAAGTCGGCATCGGTAACTTCCACGCTTGCGTAATTGGTGGTTTCAAGCAATCCTCCAGTTTTCCATACCAATACACGTTTCTTTGTGTCGATATGGTTCTTTAACACTTCATAAGCGGCTATGCTCATTCTGAAAACAGAGTTTGCGGGCACTGCGGAAAGAATATTGTACACCCATGCATAATGGAACATATCCTTCAAGTCACCAATAGGGCTTGCATTGGAATCACTCCATACATATTTTGTTCCGTGAGTATAGCCGGATTCGGCATATCCGCCAGCACTTTTCTTATTGTCGGCAGGAACGCTAAAACTTATTTGCAGGTTCTGAATACCACCATTGTTGTTCAATTTAGTGGTTTTGTAATAACCTAACGATTCAACCTGTGCTGCGGTAAAAGAACGCTGCGAGTGAATGCCTTTAATCAGGGAGAAGGTATCCTTACGCCAAGCAGCGAAGATACGCCCAAAAACATTGCCTTGAAGCATTATTTCTGCTTTCCTTGCATCTTCGTAAGCCTTTGCGCCAAACATATACCCGATACCCATACGGGGTATATCGGCTGTCTGAACCTTAAAGCCCTGATTGGAGATAAGCGGAGTTTCCGCATCATCAGCCAAGTAAGTGGCCATAATGGGTATCTCTATTTCTCCTATGTACTGCTTGAAGTCCCTTGTCGGATTCTCAAACGGTTCTACATCCCATGATTTTCTGTAATTCTCGGTATCATACCAGTTACGGGGAGCCGATTCAAAAAATTCGGGGATATTGGCGTACCCATTAAGGTTTAGTGCGCCATTAATAAGGTCATAAAAACCTTTGTCTTGTATTCCTTGTATCATATTATCCCCTCCTTATGAAAGTATTTCGTTAAACATTTCCCAAACAATCTTTAAATCACCACCGTTTTGAATGGCGGTAAGCACGATTTCCGGGCAATCGGGGAGTGTGTTCTTGTACATATAAAGAACACCACGAGGCACGTCTACAAGTGTAATATCGCCACCAATAGTATCCTCAGTAGAGATACTGTTAGGCTCACAATAGATGGATTTGCCAGAACCAGCAGTTGCGGAAGATGATTCAACAATATAATCCCCGGCCTCTACCGCATCAAAGCCAGCCTTAGCCACCGTAATGGAATAGGTGTTCGTTCCATCTGTGACGGTGCCGCACACTACGGCTTTACCAGTTCCGTTTACAGTCGCGGGCATAAGCATAATAACCAATCCCGCTTTAAGCACGGGAGATATACTGTTCTTGACAAGTGTGATTACGTAATTAGTCCCGTCATCTACAACGGTTTTTACCTTCCACAGCTTCAAGAACTTTACAGTCCTGTCCGATATGTTAAAATACATGGGCGTTCCACCAACAATTCGCTCGTCAAGAGCCAATGCGTTAGAAACAACTGCACCGTGCATTCTTTTCAGACAAGGTTCTGCAAGCAACGGCAGGGTGTTCCCAACCGATTGTGTAGTAGTCCTAAAAGAGTTCCAATGTTTCATAATTAAATTTGTTTGTTAGAATTTTGCATTTTTTTGGCAAATTCTCTTTCTTCCGCATCTCGCTTCGATGGGTCTATGGCCGCCACAGTTATTGTTTGCGACTGAGGAACATAATACCCAGCCTGTGTTGCGGATGACGCCTCCTCGTCATATCTCTTCTTTAACAGGGTTACATTATCATCAATAGACCTGCTATTGTCAATTTCATGTAACACTAACTTTAGAAATACATCATCAGCGCACCCAATTTCTTTTTTAAGCAGATTCGCTCTAACATCTGCGGAAAATTTCGCACTTGCCTCTTTTGCCTTTTGAGTAGCTTCACGCTCACTCAACTCCGCATATTTCTTATCCAATTCAGCTATTTTATCTTGCAGCTCTTTTGGTATTGAAACACTCAGCGGAGCGGGTGACTGGTCATTATTTTGCGTTGTCTTTTTCGCTCCTTTTGCCATATCTTCCCAACTATCCCATCCAAGAGATTTTGCCGTAGCATTAAGCTCTTTTTGAGATTTGGATGTCACAGAACCAACCCTTCTGTCAAGCTCACTCTGTAATGGCGCAAGGTAAAGCCCCGCACTTTCAACAACATCAGTCAAGTTTTCGTCAGTAACCTTTCCCGAAGCAGCCAGCTTGTCCGACAGCTCGTTAAAAGCATTATCGCTAAACCCTAAAGGGGAATATTTAGTTTTCAGCAATTCAAAAATTTTGTCTTTCATAAAAAAATAGTTTGTTTAGTCGGACAAATATAGCGATAATTTTTATAATGTAACAATCCTGTTATATAACACCTATGTTACTGCCTGATTATCAATGTATAAGAACATTACAAAGGCATGGTAAGTATATTTGTATTTAGTAAATGAATATAATTTTGTATATTTGCCACGTTTATGAGTACTTTAGAGCAAGTATATGATCCCGTATTTGCCGCTCACGGAATGAGGGTTTATTCCCGTGAGTATGTGGCAAAGGTTAGGGCAGAAAATGAAAAAATCCGTAAAGGTGACATATCGTACAACATATGTCCTCAATCCGGATTTCAAGAACGTGTGTGTGCATCTGATGCGGGTATTTTGATTATAGGTGGAAGGCGTGGTGGTGGAAAAACTATGGCTATGCTTCTCGCCGTTATGCGCTTTATAGAAAATCCGAACTATACAGTACACGCATTCCGCAAAGAAGAAAATGACCTGCGTAGAGGAACTTTCCAGAGCTCAAAAAAGATATATTCACAGATAGCCAGAATAACGGAATCAAGTATGATGTGGACTTTTCCAAGTGGTGCCGGAGTGAAGTTTGAACATCTACACGATGAAGATCAGGTTGACAGACGTTTTAGGGGGGTTGAAATTCCTGCTATCATAATAGACGAGCTTCCACAAATGAAGTCGGAAACATTCTTCACACTTCTTGCGGCAAATAGGAACACTCTCGGAATCCCAAATAAACTTATAGCATCATGTAATCCCGTCGGTGAAAGCCACTGGCTTTATAAGCTACTTTCTTGGTGGATAAACCCGGATACCGGAAAAATAATACGAGAACGTGACGGACATAAAAGATACTTTTACAAATACGGTGAAGATGTTACCGAAATATATTGGGGAAACAGCCCGGAAGAAGTTTACCAACAAGCAGCCGCAAAGATAGATAAGATTTGGGATAAAAGGCTTGAAGTAATGGGGCTTTCCAAGCATAGCCTTATTAACTCAATAACATTTATCGAAGGCAACTACTACGAAAATAGGATATTCATTAAAGAAGACCCGCAATATCTTGCACGGCTGGCGGGACGTGGAGAAAGTGAAACGGAAAAAGACATACAGGGTATATGGAAGGATGAAGATGATTCAGTTTCCCTTGTCTCCATAGCAGACCTTCAAACCATGTTTGATGCGCCGGAACAAAGAGATGGAAACTTGCGTGCTGTTATAGACGTAGCTTTGAAGCGAGACGGGTTTGTCATAGGTGCTTTTGATGGTAACCACTTATTTGATATGGAGATATATAAGACGGTGGGTAGTATGTCTGTTGTAAACCTTGTAAATAAATTTCTTGAAAGGAATCACATCCCTCTAAGAAATGTTGCATTTGATAGCGACGGTATTGGTCAATATCTTAAAGAGCCACTGAAAGAAGGAGTTGGTGGTGCCTTTGCATTTAACGGTAACTCTTCATCTACCGATAGTAACGTATGGTATAATTTGAAATCAGAATGTGTCGAGAAGTTTGTAATGGGGTTGAAAGAGGGAAAGTTTAGCATAGCACCCGAGTTACTTAACAGAAAGTTTCACGGGGCAACCCTGCGTACTTATCTTGAAGAGGAAAGACCTGTTTTACGTAGAAAGATGAATGTAAATAAGTACCAAGTTATACCAAAAGACGAAATGAAGAAAATATTGGGTGGCAAGCGTTCTCCTGACGTTATAGACATGTTTATTATGTTCCAAGTTTTTGATGTATTAAAGCCCGTAAAAAAAGGAGTTAGAGGGCTTCAATTTTTAATGAATTTTTAAAGGTTTTAATTATGGAATTAAAGGATTTTAAGGGAAATGTATTGACAAGGGTTCCGTTTAAAAGGATTATTCCTTTTGGAGCCTATTTGTCTAATGGAGATTATGCCAATGGGTTGTTGTCAAACTTCCCGATTACTCGTGATGGTTCGGAGATTGATATGTCAAACTTTGATAGGCCATTCAATCAGCTTATACCACAGGCGGAATTTCTACGTGAATATTTCCCCTCAGGACATAAGATAAATGATAAAAACTACTATCCCGATAAACTTACAAAGATAAAATACAATGATAAGGAAGTGTGGGCCGAAGAGGCGGTATCAAGATGCGCCTTCCCGTTCCAGTATATAATAACAACGAAGCAGCTTATACATCTTTGCGGTAATCCCGTACAACACAAGTCATCAATAATGAAGCCCACCGATGCACAAAAAGAAGCCCTTGTAGCATTTAAGCAGGGATGGCTTGATAAGAATATGGAAATAGCATGGTATAACTGTGCTAAAAGCGAAAAAATAACGGGTGATTCCGCTTGCTTATTCTACTATGAAACAAGAAAGGATAAACGTATTATACGCTGGCGCACTATGTCATACTTGGACGGAGATACCCTGTTTTGCCATGATGACCCGTCAAATGGGCGCATTTTTGTACGTAAGTTCTTAAAAGTGAATGACGAGGGTAGGCCCTATAATTATATAGAAATATGGGATGACGTTATGGCTTACCGATTTGTTTCGGACGGTAGTTCAAGTGGTAAGAAGAATCCATATGCCAATATAGGTCTTGATGGATATACTTTGGAACAAGCGATGCATCACGGATTTAGCAAATGCCCCGTTGCTTATAAGCGGTCTATGATAGGGGCGTGTTGGTCTATGTCGCAAAGCAATATAGACGCTTACGAGATGTCTGTTTCACAACTTATGGAAAATAATAAAGCCTTTGCATTCCCCATATTATTTATTAAAAGTCAAGATGCCGAAATTGAAGGCATGGCCAATGGCAGACCATATGCCATACACGCAACGGGAGAACATGATGACGCACGGTTATTGACTAAAACCGACGCAAGCGAATCCTTCCGCCTGCAACTTGAAACACAGCTAAAAAACATCTTTCTTGGTTCATTTACCGTAACGCCGCCAGAAGTAAAAAGCGGAGACTTGCCGGGGGTTGCAATAAAACTTATTTATTCCCCGGCTCTTGAACTGGCCATGTCGGACGCCCGTGAGTGGGATTTATTCATTGATGATATGGTT